AAAAGCCATTAAAATCGAAGCAGAAAAGAATTTGCAGACAGTTCCCCTTGCTGCCGAAACCGAGAACAGCATAGCCGACTTCAATCACGGAGAAATTATCGTCTTCCGGCTGCAGCATATGGAATTGCCTGATGCGGATCAATGGCTGATAAGCCGGAAAGAGACAGCTGATGATGCAAAATATGAGTATTTTCTGCGGGCGGTGGATGGCAATAATTTCGTAGACATCGGCGAAGACGATTTGGACAATCCGCAATCACCTTTGGGACAAGAATTAGCTTTACTTTATGGCCAAAGAAAAAATATCACCATTATCTTTGGGAAATTCATAAAACAGTAAAAGCATTATTGGGATAATCGAGGTATGACAGATGGTTACAATATCAGAGGTTTTGATTTTACTTGAAAAAATATTTTAAAGTGTTAAAGGATAATTAACAAAAGTACAATTATGGAGTTATTAAGTTGGAAAACCTTCATAAGGGGTACTTTTGCTGAGATGTTTTTTTTATTTATTCATCCATAAAAAATTTATTTCATATGAAGAAAATTATTTTGGATGCCGCATCAAACGCCTATTTGTTTGACGGCACAAGAATGGAAAACATGGGAAAAACTGAAACAATCAAAGATTTGTGGTTTGAAGATGTTTTTGCCATCGGTAAAGACATTTATCTGAAGAAAGGCGATGAATACAGTCTGTTAGCAACGGATGCTAAATTTTTTGCTTTTGGCGATGACGATCCTTTTGCTGAAAAGCAGTTTGAGATTATCAATGGCGAATGTCTGTATGTAGAAGCCGGAACCCCTGGCATTTTGAGATTTCCGAATAATCCGGCGTATGCTTCGCTGTATGCCCCGGAAATTCCAGAACTGCAGAAAACAGGATTTGTTATTTATTCTCCAAAAAATGGATGCAGTATTTACTTGTTGCACAATGAAGGAACGGTTGTACGTTCTGAAACACCGGCTCTTTTTTGTGACGATGCATTATTTTGGAATGGTCACGGTTATATTTTGAAAGACGGCAAATTTACCCGCTGGCCCTGGAAACTGTTTTGTCAGAAAGATGCCTATCTGCTTATGGAACTTGATGGTATGCTTTTGGTTCTTTATGCAAACGGAAAAATTGACATGCTTGGAAGACTGAAAGAAAAAGTTCCAACTCGAAACGGCGACATTCTGGTTACGAAAAAGGACTGCGATGAATGCTGTTATTACTTAGGCGAAAATGAACCGCAACATATTGTTTCCGTTTATGATAACGAACAAAGTTACCATATCAACCATGATGGAAGCATTGAGTACAGCTACATTTTCAGGATGAGTACGTATGATCCGGACACCTATGTATCGGAAACTTACCAGCTCAAAGACGGTAGATACCAATGCGTTCATCATGAGGATCGGTAATACAGAAGAAAAAGCCCTGACGGAAAACATCCGGCAGGGCTTTTGTCGTAATAAATATGTTTAATAAATATCCTTTTAGATGTATATTATAATAAACTTCGGAGGGTATAATTATGCAGGAATGGGGAAAACGAACGGATGGGCTGACAAGTTACCAATTGGCTGAACACGTTATAGTCGATACTGACGGAAATTTATATTATAGTAATGAACTGGAACATATCTGCGTTGAAAGTCCTTTTGTCGTGGAACTTCCCTGTGATTTTGACTTTTTATCCCCAACGGCTGCCGACTATTGCAAATCCCATATTATCAATCAAGAAGACATAGCTGTACATGGCTATCATATAAATCTATTACAAAAAACCATAAGCAGAAACAGACAAGTCCCCGAAAGATTTTTTATTATAAAAGACGGAGATTCTGAGATTTTTAAATATAAAAATTTCCGGATAACGTTTTTTTACTGTGGAATAACGATCATACAGGATCAAGTTACAGAACAAGTCAAAAAAGCTCTTAAAGCGCTGGTTAATGCCCGATTATTAATGGGAGTTGACTCCTATGAGCCTTTTGAGACGGTCGTTGCAGCCTTAAAAAGAATATCAGATAAAGCTTCAACAGAAAGCCCTGCTTCTTGAACAGGGCTTTCATTTGCCTTTTTAACAACTGGTTGGGGTTCCAGTTCATCGGCGGTGGCATAGCCGTCTATGTCGGGATGTCTCTGCCGATGCTCTGAAAATGCAAAGATTTCGCTGATTTCAGAAGTTAAAACCCTTGATATTTTCTGAACTTCAGCTGTTGAGAGCTTTCTGTCGCCGTGTAAAAATGCTTCCAAACTGCTTTGATTCAGACCGGTTGTCTCGGCAAGCTCGGCCGGCGTGATGCCGACAACACCGATCAGTTCATTAATTTTGTGGCCAACAATTAAGTTTATTTGATTTTGATTTAATTCATACATTTTTGATCTCCAAAAGAAAAAGTTAATTAATGAGCTTTGCTTTAGGTTTTTCATCCGAATGGAAAAAAAGGTTTTGCTCAAATTCTGCGGGATCAAAGGAAAAGAGGGCAGCAAATTCGTCCTCATCAAAAAGAGGGGCAACTTTTTGAACTTCAAGTTCTTGTTGCGATAGTCCATAGTCACTGATAGTCCATTTATCATTATGTGTCATGATAGACTCCTTTAACTAAGGTGTTATACTGTACTTATAAGACTTTTTTCTCCACCTCTTTGAATTAAGGTGGAGGAGTCTTAAAACACCGTTCATAACGCGGTCGCACATTATTTGACGCTATCCTTTGGGAAAGCGCCTATTTTATTCTGTGCACTCCCCCGTAAAGGTTCATGACACAGAAGTTGCGACTAATAAGTCTTCTGTAACTTACTTATGAATCTGTTTTAAGGTTCTCGAAGTCTTTACCTGTAATAACGGCAAAAGGTTTATGACGTCTTTTGCCAGACAGAATAATTAGCATTTTTGTAAATGCTGTCTTATATTAATGTAAAAAAAATTAGAATTCAAGCAGAACTTTGGAATGAGTTTTATAGCAGAAAAATATGACAAAATATAAATTTATCGCTAAATTTTCTTGAAATTTTATTTTAAAGTGCTAAGCCTTGTTTAACAAAAGTATAATTATGGAAATATTGGGCTTGATTTTCATAAGAATACTTTTGAGAGAGAATTAAAATAAATATTCACTTATAAAAAATTATTTTTATGAAAACTTTTAAATCTTACGTGGTTTCTGAAGGGTATTATAACTCTTTGAAGCAGTACATGACAGGTGATGGACAGCTTTCCTCTTTTGGCGAATATGTGATTATGCAGCATGGTGACGTCAATTTGATCAAAGCTTATATGAAATTTTATTCATTGCGGCCGGCTTCTCATTTGACTCTATTTGAGCTGAGTGAAGGTTTAGGCACAGAGCTTATCGAATCAGGATATCCGATAGCTGAAGATGCTCTGGAATATCTTTTGAAACAAAAGAAATTCTTGGCTATTTCAGAATATATTCGGTACAATCCATTGCATTCTGCAGGAATTTATCCAAAATTGGAAATTTTGTTACTGAAAGTTGCTCCTGACAATCTGATAAGGCAGTATATTCATTTGCATTGTTTTTATGCTGAAGCGCAAATGGAATTAATGAGCTTATATCGGCGGGATCTTCCCAATATGACCAAATATTGGATCAGTGACTTTTTGGAGAAATATACCCCCTGTGTTGGAGCTTGTGAAAAGCTGGTTGAATTTGGGAATAAGGATCTTATCCGCAAAGCTTTTAATAAAACGGCTTTTCATGAATATGATCGTTATCCGGCAGCTGAAATCAAATTGATTGAACTTGGTGACCTTGATCTATTCAGGGAATATGTTACCAAGTATGATTTGTTTGATGAAGCGGTGGATGCTCTGCTTGTACCTGGGCGGGATATAATGTTGGTACACTATCTGACCAATCATCCTCTGCGAAAATATGAATGCCGTGTTGCCATGACACAGAAAAAAGACCCGACAATGATGCGACTGACTTTCCAGAATGTTCCGCTTCATCATGAGGGATACTATCCTGATGCAGAAATCAATATGGTAAGACTCGGAAACAAAGAGCTGATCTATGAGTATATTGAGAAATGGAATTTATATGAAGAAGCGGCTGAAGAACTGATAAAATTGAAAGATTTTAATCTGACTAAAGCCTACATTTCCAAATATTCACTCAGCGGTGCAGCACTTTTGGAACTGGCGATTCAGGGAAATTCAGAACTTATTGCATTGTATTGCAAAAAACATGGTGCCATCCCTCTCAACGAAAAGCCAACCGCAGAATCCTTAATCAATCATCATTATTATTGTTTAGGAAACGGAATTTTGTTTGAAAGAAATATTAAAAAATTAATATCTTCTGGAAAAACAGAATTAATTGCGGCATATACTTCAGTTCCCTGTAACATATCACTTGGAAATTCCGAAATAATGTTTTTGGAGCTTGGTAACGATGATATTGCGTTAGATTATATTAAGCGACATGGGCTTCATTACGAAAGTAGTATGTTATGGATGTTTGAACATCAAAAAACTGATTATATCAAGGCTCATATGGGAAAACCGTTGTTTGGCAAGGCACTGGTAAAGCTTGTTGAATTAAATGATGACACTCTTCTGAAAGAATACATCTCTCGCTATCCCCTCCGTTCTCATGGCTATCCTGCTGAAGCTGAAGTTCTGTTTATGAGATATAAGAATATAGAATTGCTCAAATCTTATATTAAGAAACATGGTTTATATGATGAATCGATTGTTGAACTATTTAAGATGAAGAACAAACAGCTTTTGGAAGTTTTGATCGCTCATCATGAACTGGGGCATGTTGGTACCGTACAGCTTTTATCATCAGAAATGCCGGATTTAATGCTATCATATGCAAAAAGGCATAAAATAGATCCTTATTTTCATGATTTGGCAGTTCGTACCCGAGATGAAACGCTGATTCGTTTCTTGATGAAAGATAGTTCTCTTAGTTTCCGCGGTTTTAATGAACTTGCAGTACAGGGACTTTTTGACTTAATGAAAGAACATGTCAAAAGATATGGTTTTCCGGCCAGTGAGTTGATAAACTGTAAAACATATTTCTATCCAGAAAAAGCGGAACTTGATTTTATTGCCTATGGCGATAAAAACATGATAAAAACTTATGTTTCGTCATATCTTCTGACCCCTAAGGGAGAAGATAAACTTGCCGCTCTGGGAGATATGCAACTTGTACAATTCTATCTTTCGTGCAAAAAAGGTAGATAAAAAATTTTTAATTATTAACTTTAGCCCTGCCAGGAATTGGCGGGGCTTTTTCTTTAAAAATCTGTCGTTTTGATACCTAAAAATGAGATTTGTATTGAATTTTAATTCCTTAATTGTATAGTAAAGCCATATACATAAAATGTATTCGACATAAGAAAGGAATAAGCATGGAAATATGGGGACAAACAGACGAAGGCCAAGACATTTACAAAATAAATGAGGTCTTCGGCGTTACGGAAACCGGAGAATTGTTAGAGCTCAATGATATTGAAGCAGCCTCTCCCGATAATGCTTTGGTGGTTGATATTTCCGATGATTATGATCCTACGGCTCCCGATGCGGCAGAATACTGCAAGAATCATGTTGTTGATTTGGAAAACATGACCGTTGACGGTTATAAAATTAACCTGATTGAACGGACGATTGACGGCGAACCTTTTGTCATTGCCACCGACGACGAGGATTTGGATGATGATGAGCCGGAAATTATTGAATACAACGATATTACGATGTCAGTTTATACGGACGGGGCAATTAACTTTTCTTTCAAAAATGCCATAGAGAAAACAAAGAAAGCAAGCGGTTCAACGTTTGAGAATGTGATAAAAGCGATGCAGGACATTCCGGCAGAAACCGAGAAAAGACTTTTGGCAATCGCCAAGGCCTTGTATCATCAAGTAGATTTTTATATACCGTTTGCGGAAGTTAAAATGCAGGGACGTATTTGATTGAAAAATAAGCCAGGCGGTGGAAGAAAAAGCCCGGAGAAACGTCTCCGGGTTATTTTTTTTGCTAAAAAAGCCTTTTTTCCGTCTGTTTAGATGAAATACAGCTTAAAGCCTTATTCCACAAGGGATTGCAGCGGACCTGACAGACGGAAATTTTTCAGACAGCAGGCTGCAAAGGCCCGGATTTCCTTGAATCGTACTTCACATATTCTTTTACTTCACATATTCGCAAAAATGGTTTATCAAATCAGGTATAATCGGGGCGTTGTATAGATACCGCTCCGGCGAAAAAGGAAAATCCCCCTCAAATGATCATCACCGAACTCCAAATAAATGACGCTGCGGAACGGCAGCTGCATCTGATTGCTTCGCGGCAAATTCCCTTTGCCGTGGCGGCTTCTCTGACGGCTGTGGCAAAGATTGCCCAAGCCGAAGTGCGTGATCATATCAACGAAACCTTTACCATTCGCCGTAAAAGCGGTGGTTTTGCCAGCAGCATTGCCGTTAAACCGGCAACCAAGCAAAGCCAGACCGCAGAAGTTTATACAATGGCCCGATTTGCAGCTTTACAGCAAGTCGGCGGGTTGCGGCAGCCACAGGGAAGCAACTTGGCAATCCCTTCCTACCAGAATCTGAGCGAGGTTAAGTTGCGGCGGTCAGTACGCAGTATTGCCGATGCCTTTGAAATAAAACTCCAAGACGGTCAGACGGCTTTAGTTCGGCGCAAAGGAAAAGGCCTGCAGTTTCTTTATTTCCTCAGAAAACAGGCTGATGTTCCTAAACGCTTCAAAATGATTGAAATTGTTTTGGAAACAGCCAAACGGGAGTTTGGGCGGACATTAGAAGCTAAAGTTCGTGAACTATAAGAATTCTTTCAAATCCGGATGCTGACGGACTTTTTCCTGAATTTGGCGGAGTGACTTAGGATTAAGTTTACGAATAACAGCTTGGCGGTGGGCGTGGTTATAAACGTCTCCGGTTTGGATGTCTAAAACCTGGTTGCCGTGATGTCCGTGCAGGCGAAACGGCCACGGATCATCTTCAGCACTCAAGTGAAAGCGCCAGCGATAGGTATCAATCGTTGCCGTCCCCTCATAAAGGTCAGCATCTTCCGGATTGGGATCTTCAACGGATAAAATAAAGAAAGATTCATAAATACAGCTCAGGGAATCAAAAAAAGATTCTACCGCAGCAATATCATTGAACTCCCCGCTCAGACAGAGGGCATAATCACAGGTGCGGATTTGGATATTAATTTCGGGAAAGGCGACACAAAGTGCGGAATGGTACTTTTTATCAACCGGAATGTTCATTTGTATTTGGTACTTTTCCCGTTTTTGGCAGAAATGAAGCTTTCCGCAAAATCTGCCGTTGAAAAACAGATATTCGTTGACGACTTTTATGAGCGCATTGTCGCCATAGGTTTTGATTTTATGGTATTGGGCAGAATTATTTGACATCGCTGTCCAGGCTGAAAAACAGGGTGTCTTCCTGTGATATCTTGATATTTTGTGTCTGAGTATTGACAATGATCGGCTGCGACGGATCTATGTCCAAGGTCGTGCCATTTGGCCTGTTAGGCTGTACCGATTTGAAATCTATAGAAAGAATCGGCGAGCTACGACCATCTGCATCAGAAATATAGGCGTTGCGCCCGATAAACTTAATTGAATACTGTTTCATTCATGCCTCCGCCGCGTATTAAAAAATAAAAATCGGGAATGGGCAAGAAAAACCGGACGGTTACTAACTTTAATATAACTTAATAAAGTATGTTTCAGGCGTCATTAGAAAGTAAGACTGCCTCAAAGTGCTGTTGGGCTTTCCATTTAGATTTAAGCGGAGAGCCGAAAAACACATTTTTTAATTTATTTCAATAAAAAAGGTACTGTCGGAAGATTTTTCGACGCGGGTAACGCGAACCCCGCCGCGTCGCTACCGACAGACTAAAAAAAGGGTTCGCACCAAGTTCGCACCGAATTTACGTCAAATCCTTATAATATAAGGCTTCGCGCGAATATTATTATAAAAAAGACAGGTTCGCACCTAAGTCCGCTCAATCCTTTGTTTTGCAAGCGATACAACGAAATTTAACCTATAACGACACAGGTTCGCAGTTGCGAACCTCTTTTTTATATAAGGAAGCAAGAATTGTGGATATACCTACCTGCCGAGTGTTATCACTCTGTTCCGGGGTCGGAGGTCTTGACCTTGGACTTAAGCTCGCAATGCCAACTAGCCGAACAGTCGCTTATATGGAGATCGAAGCCTATGCGTGCGAGATTTTGGTTAAACGCATGGAAGAAAAGATCTTGGATCCGGCACCTCTTTGGTCAGATATCAAATCCTTCGATGGCAAACCGTGGTGTGGAAAAGTGGATATTATCACTGGCGGATATCCGTGCCAACCGTTTTCAGTTGCAGGAAAGAAACTCGGAGAAAAAGACCCCAGACATCTCTGGCCCCATGTGCGGAGAATTGTTTCCGAGGTTGAGCCAACGCTCTGTTTCTTTGAAAACGTCGGCGGACATCTACAGTTGGGCTTCGAACAAGTCCATGATGACCTACAAGGACTGGGTTACAAAGTTAAGGCAGGCTTGTTCACTGCGGAAGAAGTCGGTGCTCCGCATCGCCGTGAGCGGCTCTTTATCTTGGCCTACCGTGATGACAGCAGATGCAACGGTTGCAGAAACAATCACGCCCAACGACAGGTATGTCCAAACCAAGAACGGCACCCTGCGCCGATACATCAAGAGCGGACACAACTGCAGCCTGGGATTAGCGAGAACAGCACGTCTCTGGCCGACAGTGCTGGTATCGGAAGCCAACGGCGCTTCACTCAAAAAAGTTCAGACCGGGTATTCGCGAAGCCGTCTGAAAGAGGAAGTTTTGTTGTGGAAGCAACCGCAGAGATGGCGGACACCGAATGCCTCGGATGCCGAGGGCGGTGTTATGGAGATCAGAACGGGAACTTCTGCCCGGATAAAACTTCGCGATCATTCCGTACATGTTGCCAATTGCCTCTGTGGCCACCCAGACCAAATGACTTTGATGACTGGCGAAATATCCCAGAGAACCTTAAACCCGCGATTTACCGAATGGCTGATGGGCTGGCCGACCGGGTGGACAGAGTTAGAGCCTGCGGCAACGGCGTGGTGCCTCTGGTGGCGGCGTATGCGTTTACAGTTCTTACGTCTAACATTGAATTTACAACAACAGGTATCTTAAATGAACGAGAAAGTTAAATTAAAAGTTGAATATGTCAAACTGGAAGAACTCATCCCCTTTGAGTTAAATGCCAGAACACACTCTAAGGAACAAGTCGGACAGATTGTCAATTCCATCGGAGAGTTCGACTTTGTAAATCCTATTCTGGTCGGTGTCGACAATATGATTATTGCCGGTCATGGGCGTTTGATGGCAGCAAAAAAGGCCGGATTGGAAACGGTTCCGATTATCCGCCTTCCGCATCTTGACTATAACCAATGCATGGCTCTGTCTCTGGCTGATAATAAAATTGCCGATAATGCCGGTTGGGATGAAGAAAAAATCGTTGAAATCCTCGGAAAACTTGAAGATGCGCATTTCAACATTGATATTTTGGGCTTTTCCAACAAAGAGCTTGAAAATTATCGGGACGAATTTGAGACCAACGATGAAGAACTTGAATTTGAAAACGAAGTCCCTGATTTTGTGGAAAAACCGGTTGCCCGACGCGGGGATGTTTGGATTTTAGGTGATCACCGCTTATTGTGCGGCGACGCAACAAGCCAGACAGACGTTGAAAAGGTTATGGACGGCGAAAAAGCACAAATGGTTTTCACCGATCCGCCATACAACGTGAATTACGGCAATGCCTTGCGAGATAAACTGGCAGGAAAAGAAGGCGAACGCTCAATTCTGAATGATAATCTTGGCGAGGGTTTCCCTGCTTTTCTGTATGACTTCTGCTGCAATATCCTTGATGTCAATGTTGGCTCTTTTTATATCTGTATGGGCGGGTCGGAGTTGCACACTCTGTACCAAGCCTTTACGGCGGCCGGTGGCAAATGGGAAGCGTACATTGTCTGGGTCAAAGACAAATTTACGCTTTCGCGTTCCAAACACCAACACCAGCATGAATGGATTTTATTCGGCAACCCTTATGAAGAACAGCATGAGGAAATCCTTTTAGGTGCGAAACCCGGTACGGCTCCGGCCTGGTACGGCGGACGAAATCAAACAGACGTGTGGGAATTTCCCCGGCCACAAAAAAGCGCTCTGCATCCGACAATGAAGCCTATCGCACTGGTTGAAAGAGCCATCCGCAATTCCAGCCGGGTAACAGATATCGTCTTGGATACCTTCGGCGGCAGCGGTTCAACGCTGATTGCCTGTGAAAAAAGCGGTCGGCGCTGCCGAATGATTGAACTCGACGAGAAATACGTCGATGTCATCATTAAGCGCTGGGAAGAATATTCCCGAAAAAAAGCCGTTCATGAACAAACCGGCAAAAGTTATGAAGAACTTAAGATTGAAAGAGAAAAGGAAGAAAAACTCACAGAAAAGGCTCCTGAATAGACAGGAGCCTTACTTTTTACGGGATAGCAATGAAATTCTTGGCTTGGTTTAGTTGTGGGGTTACGTCGGCAGTTGCCTGTAAACTGGCGATTGATAAATATGGCGATGATGTTGACATCTGGTATATCGAAACCGGTGCGGCTCATTCGGACAACCAACGATTTATTGAAGACTGCGAAAACTGGTATGGCAGGAAAATTCTGACAGCCCGGCATCCTAAGTTTAAGAATCCTTTGGAAATTGCTGCTATTGAAGTTTTTAATACACCGTGGGGTGCTCCCTGCACTAAATACTTAAAAAAGGAAGTTCGCCAGAGAATTGAAAAAAATTACACTCAACCGATTCACGTATTCGGCTTTGAGTATAATAAAAAAGAAATTAACCGAGCCTTTAGGTGGAAGCAGCAGAATTCCTCAAGAGTTTATTTTCCACTTATTGAACAAGGGTGGAATAAACGGCGTTGCCTGCAGGAACTTTTACTTAACAAGATTGAAATCCCGGCCATGTACCGGCTGGGATACAATAACAACAACTGTATCGGCTGTTTCAAAGGCGGCAAAGGATATTGGAACAAAATACGGACAGATTTCCCGGACGTTTTCAGGCAGACTGCCGATTTGGAACGGAAAACCGGACATACCTGTCTCAAAGATCATGGCAAACAACTCTATCTGGCTGAATTAGAACCAAATGCAGGTAAACACCAAAGTATTGATATTCCCGAATGCGGAATATTTTGTGAACTTGAAATGGCCGGATTGCCAATCAAAAATATTAACGAAATTTTAGAATTTATAAAATTTAACCCGGAAAACCAATGAATACAGCAAAATAAACTGTGATAAACAAATGATGAAAACATGGAAATCTCGATTAGAGCTTATGCCGCCCGCAAAGGTATCTCCGATACCGCTGTTCGCAAGGCAATCAAATCCGGGCGGATAACGCTCACCAAAAACGGGAAAATCAATCCGGCGTTGGCTGACCGGCAATGGGAAGCCAACACTGACCCCGCTCAAGTTTATGCTATTAAAGAGGATTCATCGGCACGCACCGCTTCTTCTGAAACAACATCGTCGGCAAATTCTGGCGGTATCGGTGTTTCTTACCAGCAAAGCCGGGCTATTCGGGAAGCCTACGAAGCCCGCCTTAAAAAATTAGAATTTGACGAACGCACCGGAAAGTTGATTTCCACGGAAACCGTCCAACGGGAAGCCTTTAATGCCGCGCGGAAAACCAGAGATATGATCCTGAATGTCCCTGACAAGGTCATTCCGCTGCTGATTGGCAAGACTGACATCCATGAAATGAAAGAGATTTTACGGAAAGAACTGCTGCGAACCTTAGAGAATCTGGCGAATTTGTTTGATGGAAATCGAGACTGACAGCTTTTTCAACTACGGATTTGCAAAAGGAATACGCCCAGATCCGGACTATACCGTCGACGAATGGGCCGATGCGCACCGCATTTTATCTTCTGTATCTTCAAGCGAACCCGGGCCGTGGCAAACCTCCCGCGTTCCGTATCTTCGGGAAATCATGCGTTGCCTGTCTCCCTCGCATCCTTGCGAGCGTGTCATTTTAATGAAAGGCGCCCAAATCGGCGGTACTGAATGCGGCAATAATTGGATGGGATTTGTCATCCACCATACTCCCGGCCCGATGCTGATTGTCAATCCGACGGTTGAAATGGCCAAACGTACCTCAAAAATGAGGATTGATCCGGCAATTGACAACTGCCCATCACTCAGAGAGTTGGTTAAAAGCCCGCGAACCAGAGACAGCGGCAATACGGTCTTAATGAAAGAATTTCCCGGCGGCGTTTTGGTTTTGACCGGAGCCAACTCGGCGGTCGGCCTGCGTTCCATGCCTGTCCGCTATTTGTTTTTGGATGAGGTCGACGGATATCCGAATGATGCCGGGGACGAAGGCGATCCGGTAGATTTGGCCATCCAGCGTACGGCAACGTTTTCGAACCGCAAGATTTTTCTGGCTTCTACCCCGACGCTTAAGAACTACAGCCGGATTGAAAAGGCTTTTCTTGAGGGAGATCAGCGTTACTTTTTCGTTCCCTGTCCAGTTTGCGGTGCAATGCAAACCTTAAAATGGTCAAACATTAAATTTGAAAACGGATGTCCTGAAGCTGCGTGCTATGAATGCGAAAAGTGCAAATCGCTATGGCAAGACTATCAAAAAGCTGAGATTTTGCAAAAAGGCGAATGGATAGCAACGGCTCCTGACCGCTCAAACGGCAAAATTGTCTCATTCCACCTGTCCTCGCTCTACAGCCCGCACGGCTGGACATCTTGGGGAGACATAGCCAGCGAGTTTGTGAAAGTCCATAAAGACCCGGCTCGTTTGCAGGTTTGGACGAATACCAAACTGGCCGAAACTTGGGAAGATCAGTCCGGAGAATCCATAGATCCGACCGGATTGATGTCACGGCGAGAAAATTACGGTCCGAAAATCCCGATGAATGTGGTTATTCTGACCTGTGGCGTTGACGTGCAGGATGACCGCTTGGAATTGGAGATTGTCGGTTGGAGCAAAGACGAGGAATCGTGGTCGATTGATTACCACGTCTTACACGGAGACCCGTCAACCCCTCAGCTCTGGGACGATTTGGACAGCATTTTGCAAAGGACATATGAGCATGAACGTAATATTGCACCTCTTTCTATTGCTGCAACTTGTATTGACAGTGGTGGTCATTATACAGATCACGTTATTACATTCTGCGGTGAAAGACTGCATCAGCGCGTGTTCGCAATCAAGGGAAGCAGTTCGGGCTTTGGTGTACCGATTTTTCCAGCGAGAGCCTCCCAAAACAAAAGATTGAAGAAACCAGTGTATGTTATTGGCGTGAATGACGCCAAACAAACGCTCATGCAACGGTTGCGAATTAAAGAACCCGGACCAGGCTGTTGGCACTTTCCGATTGACCGGGATGCCGAATGGTTCACACAGGTTACGGCAGAGGTTATCAAAACCCGGATGGTTAAAGGACGGCCGGTTCGGGAATGGGTACCCAGAACAGAAGGACATCCCTGCGAAGCCTTGGACTGCCGCGTTTATGCTTTTGCAGCGTTGCGCGGACTAATGCGGAATTGGAAGTTTGATCTGAACGCAGCATATGAACGTCTCCAAGGTTATCCACTCAGAAACGGACAAATTCCGGTCGGTAAAACCGTTAATCAAACAACGGCTGCTCCGATAACCAGATCGAGAGTTAGAAGTAAAGGAATCAGTTTATGAAATCTTATAAAGAACAGCTTGAAGAAGTTCAAAAAGCGATTTCGGATATTCTTTCCGGCGCGCAGGAAGCTTGGTATAATGGGCAAAAAGTCAAAAAAGCGGACTTAAATGTCCTGTTTACGCAAGAAAAGTATCTGCGGGGCAAAATTTCCCGCGATCCAAGCGGCGGCGGAGACGGAGAGTCCGGCGGCGGCACCAGCAGCGGCCGCAGCGGCATCCGTGTTCGCGGTATTACTCCGGTATAATTTTCTTGTCATCTTAAACAATTCTCTTAATATTAAGAAACTAATTTAATAAATAATAGAGAGAGAAGATGACAATATGTATCGCATGGATTAGAAAAGTAAACAATTGTGAAGAACTTGTTTTTGCATCAGATAGCAGATTACGTTATGGAGAATATTGGGATCAATGTCCTAAAATAATGTCGTTTGAAAGACAAGACTGTGCTTTAGCTTTTGCTGGCCATACCTATTATGCTTATCCATTGATGATGCAAGTCTATTACGCCATAAATCAGTATTATAAGATTAAAAGCAGAGCTATGGATATTAATGATTTAAATGGATATCTGTTACGTTCTATTAATAGCCTATCTTCTTCAATTGTATATGATGCAAAAGGAAATTTTTCTAAAGATATTGTACAAAATGAATTTATATTTGGTGGATACTTATGGACTGAGAAAAAATTTAAATTATGGATGTTTAAATATGATGAAGAAAAAAATGCATTTCAAAAACACTCACCATTCAAAAACTTTTTGGGAAAATTTGGAAAAATCGCAATTATTGGAGATAAGCAGAAAGAATTTAAAAATAAGCTCTGTAAATTTTTGAATGAAAAGTATGGAGCAAAGTGTAGCAACTATATAGGTAGAGGTTTTGATATGGAACCATTCGAGGTTTTAAGAAATATGCTTCTTGAAGCTGATAGTGGTAGTACTATTGGAGGTGCTCCTCAGATAATCAAAGTTTATCAATATATGAATTCCCGTCCTCTTGGCGTATATTGGCCTCAAAAAGATAATTATGATGTATTTAAAAATAGGACGCTTCTAGGAAGAAAAGTACCAGATTTTGAAGATACAGAATATTGGTTCATGGATCCCTATACTTTCTATACAAATGCATGTCATAAAAATAAAACATTAAATGAAAATAATGAAGAAATAGAATAGACAATACTTTTATTAAGGCTTGCTATCTTGCAAGCCTTTTTTATTGGACATTATATGAAAAAACTTGAAATAAAACCAAATTTTATTGACAAAGCGTTCTCGTATTTTGCACCGGTTCACGGATTGCGACGCTTGGAAGCCCGTACCCGGATGGCTATGGTAGGCGGATATACCGGAGCAAGGCTCGACCGGCGGCAAACAAAAGCCTGGCGGACAGCTGACGGTTCTGCGGACAATGTAACTTTGCCGGATCTGCCGATGTTGCGCGAACGATCGCGAGATTTGCTGCGCAATGCCCCGCTGGCAACCGGTGCGGTCAATACGGTGGTCACCAATGTTGTCGGTACCGGACTTCGGGTACACAGCAATATTGACCGTGAGGTCTTGAAACCGTTTATGAAAACCGAGAAAGCCTTTGACAAATGGGAACGGGAAGCCGAAAGAATCTTCCGGCACTGGGCGGAAAGCACAAATTGCGATGCTACGCGCTATCAAACTTTTACGGAACTGCAAAACCTGATTATCCGCTCCTGTTTGGAAAGCGGCGATATTTTTGTTGTCCGCCGCTACATCAAACGGCCCAATGCTTTGTTGGGCTTGAGTCTGCAGTTGGTTGAAGCTGACCGGGTGGCAAATCCTAATTTTCAAATGGATACGTCAAAACTCAGCGGCGGCGTGGAGCTGGATGATAACGGGGCGCCGGTTGCTTATTATATATATAAGCGTTTTCCCGGCGATTATACCGAAGGAAGTAACGAATATGTCCGGATTCCGGCTTTCTCAAAAGACGGAGAACGGCAGGTGTACCATATTATGAACCGTATCCGTCCGGGATTGACCCGCGGTGTTCCTTACCTGGCACCGGTTATTGAAACGCTCAAACAGCTCGACAAATATTCCGAAGCGGAAATCATGTCTGCCGTGGTTTCGGCAATGTTTACCGTCTTTGTCAAGAGCGAATCTGAAGACGGGCTGGCTCCCTTTGGCGGGCAAATCGACAGCACGAATGACAATGATTATAAGCTTGGCGTAGGCGCCATTCTGGATTTGCAGCCAAACGAAAGTATTGAAATTGCCGATCCTAAGCGTCCGAATCAGGCGTTTGACCCATTTGTCCAAGCTGTTTTGCGCCAGATTGGTGTTGCGTTGGAATTGCCTTTTGAAATCCTGATCAAACACTTTACCGCCAGTTACTCCGCAGCACAGGCGGCATTGGTGGAAGCCTGGAAGTTCTTTTCGGCACGACGGCGATGGCTGGCAATTCAGTTTTGTAAGCCGGTTTATGATATGGTTATCAGTGAAGCTGTAGCAAGGGGCATCTTGGATGCCCCTTGTTTTTTCTCGCATCCGCTTATTCGGGAAGCTTATCTCGGCGCAGATTGGGTCGGGCCGCCGCGCGGACAGATTGACCAGTACAAAGAAATCCGGGCTGCGGAAAAGAGAATCGAAATCGGCATAACAACGCTGGCTGAAGAAACAGCAGCCCTGACCGGCGGCGATTGGGAGCGGAAACATCCGCAAACAGCCAAAGAACATATGATGCGCAAATCATTAAAATAAGGAAAACCAATGAGAAGTTTATTATCACTCGGCAAATATTGGGCAATTGAGCCTGATACCTTTAATAATCTGGAAGCATTAGTTTCAAAGGATGCTCCGGTTTTGGAGAATACGCGAACCGTCCGAATCCAGAATGGCGTGGCAGTTATCCCGGTCAGCGGAGTTATTACCGGCAGGATGGACTTTTTGACCTATGTTCTCGGTGGGACGGCGCTTGATATTCTGGCGAAAGATTTCCGAACCGCTTTGGAAAACAGCGATGTTCGGGCAATTATACTTGATTTTGACAGTCCCGGCGGAATTGCTGTCGGACCGGCAGAAATGGCTGATATGATTTTCAATGCGCGCGGTAGCAAGCCAATCATCTCATATGTTGGCCGAAACTGCTGCTCGGCAGCTTATTGGTTGGCCTCGGCAGCAGATAAGATTGTTGCACATCCGGCGGCTTTGCTCGGCAGCATTGGTGTGGTAACCGCCGTACCGGTACAGGAACAACCGGACGAAAGCGGCACTAGATGTTATGAGATTGTTTCTTCTAACGCCAAAGCCAAACGTCCGGATCCGCGCACGGAAGACGGAATCAAAACAATTAAGGCAGAGCTTGATGCTCTGGAAGCACAATTCATCGGCAGCGTTGCCAAATTTCGCAACATCTCGGAAGAAAAAATCCGAAATGATTTTGGCAAAGGCGCCGCCATGATAGGCCATGAAGCTCTCCAACGAAGCATGGCCGACGAGCTTGGCTCGTTTGAGAGCGTTCTTGCTTCTCTAACTGTAACCTTTAAAAATGAAAGAAACATAACTATGGATAAGAAAACAGACACTCCCGCTGCTCCGGAGATTACGGCTTCCTATATCCAAAGCCAATATCCCGAAGTTGCAAAAGCCATTGCAGATGAAGCCTATAATAAAGGCATGGCAGATGGCAACAAAACAGCTGAAGAATCCTATAATAAAGGTGTTTTAGCCGAACGTGAACGTATCCTGGCAATTGAAAAAATTGCCATGCCCGGCCATGAAGATTTGATTGAAAAAGCCAAAGCTGACGGTTCCGTGACGGCGGAAACCGTCGCAATGCAAATGGTAATGGCCGAAAAGAAACGAGGCATAAGTCATCTTGCCAGTTTACAAACTGCCGAAAAAGAACTTCCGCCGATCCCCGAAGCTCCGGCTCCAATTGCTTCGGAACAGATTGATTCCGAAGCCCCTCTGGAAGACCGAGCCAAAGCCGAATGGAATAAATCCGCTGATCTCCGCAGAGAGTTTGCCAATGAGTTTGAAGACTATTTGGCCTACAAGCAGGCGGAAGAAAACGGTTCGGTCAAAATTTACTCAACCCGTAAGTAAAGGAAAATCAATATGGCAAAATTAACCAATGATATTGCCCGGACTTATGAATTGGGCGATACGAGCGAATATCCCATGCTCGGCGGAGAAATTATCTATGAAGGTGCTGCCGTAGGGATTAACAGTAACGGATATGCCCATGCGTTGCAAACCGGCGATAAATTTGCCGGATTTGCCGAGGAACGGATAGATAATACTTCCGGAACGGACGGACAAAAGACAATTCGTACCAAATTTAAGGGAACGGTTGTCCTTCCGGCTCCCAGTGGTGTATCTCTGACTGATGTCGGTTCAAATTTGTTTGCCTCAGATGACAACACGTTTACGACAACCTCTGCCAGTACACCGTATATCGGCAAAATCCGCCGCATATCCGATAACGAAATCATTGTAGATTTTCAGGCTTTTGCCGACGCTGTGCCGACAGCCTAAAGTCTATTTTCCCCTTACATATTACAAAGGAATTAAAAAATGAGTGCATCCGCATTATCATCACGGGCTATTATCGGCTCTTTTTACCGGAGATTGAAACAAAACTCCGGTTTGAAATGGGTTGAAGCCATCAGTAACTATTTTCAGTCGGATCAGGACAGTGAAACCTATAACTGGCTTGGTCAGGTTCCGGTTATGAGAGAATGGGCCGGCGGCCGACAGGCAAAAGGCTTTACGACCAACGGATTGACGATTGAAAACAAGCATTTTGAAGCAACGCTTGAAGTACCAGTCAAAGATCTGCGCCGTGATAAAACCGGGCAAACCCGCATCCGTATCAATGAATTGGCTGACAGAACCAATTCCCACTGGGCACAACTGCTGTCAAAACTTATTGTCAGCGGTGAAAGCACTGTCTGCTATGACGGGCAGTATTTCTTTGATACAGACCATGAAGAAGGGAAATCCGGACAACAGAGCAACAAAATCACCTATACAGCCGAAACCGGGGAAACATCTTTGAAAGAAGACCTTTTCCGCCGGGCTATGCTGAAAGGTGTTGAAAGCATCCTGTCTTATAAAGACGATCAGGGAGAGCCTTTCAATGAAGATGCTTCCCGTTTTCTGATTATGGTGCCGACGGTGATGTGGCATGTTGCCAAATCTGCGATTGCCGTACCTTTGGCCGTTGGTGGCGGAACCAACCCGATTAAAGTTCTCGATGAACTTGACATTACTCTGGTTCAAAACCCGCGCTTGACCGGCTGGGAAAACAAGTTTGTGGTTTTCCGCTGCGATTCTTCGGTTCAGGCTTTTATCCGTCAGGAAGAAAAGGATGTTGAAATTCAGGCTATTGCCGAGGGTTCCGAATTGGAATTCAAAGAAGGCAAGCACTGGTATGGTGTTGATACCTGGCGCAACGTCGGTTATGGATACTGGCAGAATACCTGCCTCGTCTCCATTGAATTGGCAGGTGATTAATGGTGAAATATATTGTTACCGGTTCCAAAGTTGTCTTTGGAACCGGGCTTGTTCTGGGACTTTCCGACGAACAAGCCAAAATCAGATCCTTACAGCTGAAAAAATCAGGCAAGAACTATCAGGTTCTGACCAATGTTGAATTTAAAAAAGGCGAAGTCATTGATATCGTCACTAAAAATTTAACAAAAGCCACGCTTGGACAGCTGGAACTGGCAGAGTCTCAGGAAAAAGACACTCCGCCAAAGGAAAAGGCTGCTCCTCTGAAACCTTCGGCTCCAACCAAACCTGCTGCGGCAAAATCATCGCCGAAAAAGGCTGAACCGAAAAAAGCAGAACAAACAGAAAAACCTAAAGATGTTTGATTTTGATAAATTTATCAATCGTCCCTGTATCGGAGAAGGCCTTGTAGAGGGCATTTTCGGCAGAAAAGCCCTCTATATCCCGGATAATAAGGAGTTTCAGCCTTTTGACATTTTGGTTGACTTTCACAAAGGCTATCAGGAAGTCAAACTTAAAACAGCCGAAGCTCCGGTTACTTCAACGGAAATCGCGGCTTTTATCAGGCTTTGCGAAATGCCGGAGAATTATCCTAAGATCCTGCAAGGAGACCATTTGCAAGTCGAAAATCAGATATTTGACATCATAAACGTGGAATATCACATTCCCGGAACAGAGAAAGCTGTCCTCCATGAGCAATGCGCCTCATCCCCGTTGTATTATCCGTAAAGCCGTTGTCGAGAAGTTGAAAGAATCCGATACTCTGGCCAAAGACCATGTTTACGACAGCCGGGTCAAACCATTGTTCGACCAGCATCTGCCTGCGCTTCTGGTTTACACCCGAGACGAAAAGGTCTTGGAAAACCAGTATAACGGCGATGGGTTCTTCCCCTACAAACGGCAATTGGATATTGCCGTTGAAGGGATTCTGGCAAACAGCCCGGATCTGGATGAGCTGATTGACAAGCTGGCTCTGGACATAGAATACGCATTGCTCGGCTTTGAAATTCCCGGCTTTCTGAACGCCGTTATCAAAATGATCTCGACGGAAACGGATGTCGTGATTGACGGAGCGCATTGCTATGGTGCGGTGCGTATCAACTATACCATCACCTATTACACAGCAACAAATAAGGAATAAACAATGAAACTGAGAATTTTGAGAGATGTTCACAATCACAAAAAAGGCGAAGTCAAAGATATCAAAGAAGCCGAGGCTAAAGCTTTACTGACGCAGGGATATGCCGTGCGCGTAGTCAATAAATTTGCCAAAAAACAGACGTCTTCGGCTCCGATTAAGACCGACAAGAGTAAAATCAAGGGCTTAAATCGTGGACTTTGAAGATAAATACGAAATCGCGGACTTGCGGCGGAGATTGAGCAATTTATTAAGAATTGGCACAATTTCCGCCGTTAATTATAAGGAAGCCGTGGCACGGGTTAAAATCGGAGATTTGGAAACGACTTGGCTGCCGTGGCTGCTTCGGGATGGCGATGACAAGGCTTGGCATGGCGTAGACCTCAATGAACAGGTTTTGGTTTTATCTCCCTGCGGCGACCTTAATCAAGGGTTGATTCTACCTAGCGTTTACAAAAAGCCGATTTTCAATGACGGTAATCTTCTGCTCTGGCGGTTTAAGGATGGCTCGATTATTTCCTTTAATCGCAGCAACGGAGAACTGAATGCACAGATTACCGGAAACGCCGTAATTATTTCTCAAAAATCTATAACCGCTGAAGCAAAAGTTTCAGCGGTTATTAAATCTCCGAAAATCACTTTGGACGGCGACGTAGAAATCACCAAAAGCCTCACAATTGCTCAAAATCTGACGACTTCCGGTACTGTCAGCCTCAGCGGCGGCACGCCGGTTGCCCGCGTCGGCGATGCAGTTTCCGTCGATGCCAATACTCATCGTGGTACGATTTTGGCTGGTTCAGCAAAAGTAAAGGCGGGATAAATGCGCGGAATGAATGACAGAACAGGCAAGCACAATGACGGGTTTGAATATCTGAAGCAGAGAATCCGAGACATTCTCTCCACGCCGCTCGGCTCACGGGTTATGCGCCGCCACTATGGTTCTGAACTGTTTAAAAGAATTGATAACCCGACCAATGGCGAGCTGATTGCCAATATCTATTCCGACTGTGTCACGGCTCTTTATAATTTTGAACCGGAGTTTGAAATCGTAAGCGTTACCGTGGTTTCCATTGACCGCGGCAGGATCATTTTGGATTTGGAAGGACAATTTCTCTCCAATGGCGAAGTTGTCAAATTGGATAACATTGAAATCAAGGGAATCTAAAGAATAATGTCGAATTCTTCCGTCATTGACCTGTCTAAACTGCCGATCCCGAAAGTCATTGAAGAATTAGACTATGAAGTCCTGTTTCAGGAATATTTGAGCGATTTTACAGCTCGAGATGAGGAATATGACGGTTTGCTTGAAAGCGACCCGGCTATTATTATCCTTGAGGTTATGGCTTACCGCGAAATGTTGGTTCGCAAAAGAATCAATGAATCTGCCAAAGCGACCTTATTGGCTTTTGCAACAGATTCCGATCTTGATCAGATTGTGGCGGAATACGGCGTTGAGCGCCTGGAAGGCGAAAAAGATGACCGCTTGAGAATGCGCGGACAAATGGCTTTGGACGGCTTTTCGACTGCCGGACCGATTGACGCTTACAAATTCTTTGCGCTTTCTGCTTCCGTAAAGGTCAAATCAGTCGACGTTCGCAGCAATGAACCGGGAAAAGTTATTGTAACCATCCTCTCAACAGAGGGTGACGGTACAGCAGTTCGCCGGGAAAGCGTTCCTGAAACGAAAATAACGGTAACCGATGGGAAAGCGACACTGTCCGGCAAAAGTATTGACCATCTGGTTGTCAAAGACGTTTCCGGCGGTCAGACATACAAAGAAAACTTTGACTACACTTTTGATAAAGCAAATTCGCTGCTTGCAGTTACTGTTGACTCCAAAATATCAAACAACACCGAGCTGTTAGTTTCCTATGAACGGGCAGACGTACTGGAACTGGTAGAGCTGGCGCTCAACCATGAGGATACCAGACCTCTGACTGACCATGTGAGCGTGGTTTCGGCGGAAATTATCAAATACAGCATTTCGGCACATATCACCGTTTACGCCGGCCCGTCATTCTCGGTAGTAGAAGACGCTGCCAACGATGCCATTAATATATACACCAATGAACGCCACGCGATGGGCGAACTGGTAGCAATTTCCGGCATCTATCAGGCTTTGCACGTCAACGGCGTCAAAAAAGTCCAGCTTGATCAGCCGTTACAGGATATTGAGACAACCAAATTGCAAGCGGCTTACTGCGAAAAAATCAGCTTAACAATGGAAATTTTTAATGAGTAACGAATTCAAGAGCCTGTTACCGCCAAATGCTTCAAAATTACTGAGAGATTTAGAGAAAACCGGCAGCAGGCTTTCCTTTCTGGAAATTTTGAACCGTTATCTGCGGAATCCGGAAAAATGTCCGGAACATCTTCTGCCATGGCTGGGTTGGGCTTTATCGGTGGACGTTTGGAATGAAACCTGGGCGGAATCTATCCGGCGCAATGTCATTAAGGCCAGTATCAGTGTTCATCGGCACAAGGGTACGCTCGGTGCCCTCAAACGGGCATTGGAAGCCTTTGAATTTGACCATGTCACAATTGAGGAATGGTTTGATTACGGCGGCAATCCTTATACATTCCGGGTTTTTATTGAAGTTGTAACTGAGGGATTTGACATCAACGATCTGACGGAAGTTCAGGCGGTCATTAACCAAACCAAGAATGTCCGTTCTCATTTGGAAATGTTGCGGGCTTTTCTGTGTACGACTTCGGAAACGCCCCGGCTGGGAAGCGCTTTTTCTACCGGCGAAATAACAACAATTTACGGTTTTGAGGTTTTTGAGATATGACAGATGCCGCTGCAGCAAAAGAGTTTTATTCAATCGTTACGCAAAAAGGGCTTGAAAAGCTGGCTGAGACCAAAGTAACCGGTAAAAACGTCAGCCTTACCCATATGGCGGTCGGCGATGGAAACGGTAACTATTATACCTTGGATAAAAGCCAGACAGAACTGGTGCGGGAACTACATCGTTGCGAACTCACTCTGGTACAAGTAGACAGTCAGTATTCAAATCAGATTATTATTGAGGCTGCGATTGCCGCCGAAATCGGCGGCTTTTTTATTCGAGAAATCGGTATTTTTGATGAAGACAGCGATTTGTTTGCTGTCGGCAAATATCCGGTAACCTATAAACCACAGAGCGAAAGCGGTTCATCTAAAGACCTGTATATCCGTATGGTGCTTGGTTTTTCGGAAGCTCCTAATATTGACATCTATATCAATCCGCATAATTCAGTGGTCAGCTCGGACAAGTTTGAAGCTCTACAGCTCAAGCTGAACGATTATGCCCTGAAAGATTTCAGTAATGCTGCTGAACACCAAAAACTTCCCGGATTGCAGGGTGGAAACGCTACAGAGCGGTATCATCTGACCAAACACGAACAATCAACGGTTTCCTCTCTGGATGTACTCATTGCTGCCGACAATAAAGACAAAACCGTTATTCTTAACGAAAAAGGCGACGGTTTTACGGTTACGCCGTCCAAAGAAATCTTCCAGAATATCTTTGTCGTAACCGGAAATACGGTTGAGGTATCTGAAAAATACTCAATTTATAAGAAAACCATCAGTGCTAATACTGCTTTGGACTTCAATGTTACCAAGGCAAACATCTACCAGAAAGTCATTACTTTTGAGCTTTTTATTGAGATGCCCAAAAAATTTAGTATTTCGTTTGTTCAAGCAGCAAAGATACATTGGCTAAATGATGAGGTGGCAGAGTTTGACGAAGCCGGAAATTATCTGCTGGCTTTCCGTTCCTTTGATAATGGCGCTTCTTGGGTAGGCAGCTTACAGGGAATGTGGACATGACGATTAAAACCAAAATCACGCCTCTGGGTGCCGGAAATAAAATATATCCTAAAGATTTTGTCGTCTTTGAAAGTTCTACCCCCGGAACATATACTTTCGAAATCAAAAAAGCTCAGTTTGAAGTTACTGGCTCCGGTGCTGGTGGCGGCGGTGGCGGCTCGGCCGGAAAACACGCCTGGTATGGTCAGGTCGGAGGTTCTGCTGCTGCATTTAAGGGAATTGTACAATTAGAAAAAGGTGTTCTGAAAATAACTGTCGGTACTCCCGGTAACGGGGGAAATGGTTCCGGACGAAATGCCAGTCCCGGTTCAAATGGCACCGCTACGACAATTGTATTAAACAATATTACTCTACTAACTCTCGGTGGTGGAAATGGCGGTGGCGGTACAGGAGATGGAGCTTATGCTAATAATGGAGCTGGTGGAACAATAACAGTTTCCTCCAAATTGAAGATTATTTCCACGAAAATCAAAACAAACGGAAAGGCTCAATCTACAGTTTCTATTTTAGGAAACGGGTTTGGAGCTGGAGGAAATATCCGCGCTGGTACCAGCGGTTTGTCCGGAACTGTCGGATATATCAAAATACAATTTGTTAAATAGGACACAAAAGAGAGCTGAAATTCAGCTCTCTTATTTTTTATGAAAGGAAAAAATATGCCGGATCAGTATTTACACGGTGTTGAAGTCATCGAGATTGACGACGGTGCGAGGGCTATTAAAACGGTCAAATCATCCGTCATCGGGCTTGTCGGCACAGCACCGCAGGGGCCGGTCAATACACCGATCCTCATCAACGGTTCTCCTACCGAAGCGGTAAAATACTTCGGAAACCATGTTGACGGCTTCACTATTCCCCGCGCGTTGGATCAGATTTTTGATCAGACCGGTGCAATGGTCGTTGTCATCAACGTTGCTGATAAAACAAATTCTGAACAAAAATCTGATGTCAAACAGGACAATGTAAAATTTGATGATTATGGAGAAATTATCCTTGATCATAAGATTGTATCGGATGTCGTCGTCAAAAAAGCCGATGAAAGCGTTACTTACACGGAAACTACCGACTATACATTAGATGCCTTTAATGGAATTCTTACCCAAACCGGAGAATCGACTATTCCGGAAAAAGAAGCTCTGATGGTAAGCTACAAATATCTGGATACCTCTAAAATCAAATCCAGCGATGTTGTGGGCGGGGCTAACGCCGATGGAACATATCGTGGCGTCAATTGCCTCTTAGCCGCTCAGACCGAAGTTAGCGTTCAGCCCAGAATCCTGATAGCTCCCGGATTTACACATGATCAGCCGGATGATGATGGCGAAACACTGGCAAATCCTGTTGTTTCCGAACTTCTGGGAATTGCCGAACGGTTGAAAGCCGTAATTATCGCCGATTGTCCGGACGGCAGCGAGCAGGATGCAATCAAATATCAGAAATGTTTTGGTTCTGCCCGTGTTTACAGCGTTTATCCGTGGGTCAAAATCCAGGACGAAAACGATCAGATCGTCAGTTTTCCGTCTTCTGCGGCAGTTGCCGGGTTGTTGGCTAAATCCGATAACGAGCGCGGTTTCTGGTGGTCTCCCTCCAATACGACCATCAACGGCATCATTGGGATATCCAAACCGATTGACTTTGCTTTAGGCGATACAAGCTGCAAAGCTAACTTTTTAAACGAAAACAAAGTTGCGACAATCATTCAGGAAGACGGTTTCCGCCTCTGGGGTAACCGAACGGCCTCCGCTGACGAAAAATGGGCGTTTCTTTCCGTCCGACGGACTGCAGATATGATTAATGACAGCTTGCAGAAAGAGCATTTGTGGGCTGTTGATCGCAATATTACCAAAACCTACGTCGAAGACGTCTGCGAAGGTGTCAACAATTATCTTCGGTATCTTAAAAACATCGGGGCCATTATAGATGGCAAATGTTGGGCAGACGCAAGCATCAACACGCCGGATCAGGTTGAACAGGGCAAAGTGACCTTTGATTTTGACTTTACCCCGCCGTATCCGGCAGAACACATAACTTTCCGCTCCCGGATGGTTAACGACTACCTTGAAGAAATCTTCAAATAACGGAGAAAATCATGACAGCAAAAGTCTTAAAAAACTTTTCGCTTTTCGTTGATGGCCGAGGCTATGCCGGAAAAGCGGAAGAAGTCACGCCGCCGAAACTTACCATTAAAACCGAAGAATTCCGCGGCGGCGGGATGGATGCCCCTATTGATATTGATTTGGGCATGGAAAAAATGGAATGTCAGTTTACGCTGGTCGATTTTGACGCGGAACTGATGAAACTCTTCGGTTTGGTTGACGGAAATGCGGTGCAAGTCACGCTCCGCGGCGCTTTGTGTGATGACAATTCGGTCACCCCAATGGTTATCAGCCTGCACGGCATGTACAAGGAACTTGACTTCGGCAAATTCAAAGCCGGAGACAAAGGTACCTTAAGCGCTTCCGTTTCCTGTCGCTACTACAAACTCAACATCAACAACAGCGATGTTATTGAAATTGACGTCGATAACATGATCCGCAAGATCAACGGTACCGACGTTATGTCTGAAATCAGAGATGCATTGGGAATTTAATCATGGAAAATACAACAAAATTAGAACTTCTGTTTCCGGTTACCGTAAACGGAACCGTTTATCAATCCTTAAATATCCGCCGTTCAAAAGTCAAAGACCGTTTGGCGGTTTCGAAGCTCAATCTGAGCGATGAAGAACGAGAAATCAGACTTTTATCGAATCTTTGTGAAGTAGCACCTGAAGTTCTGCAAGAGCTGGATGAGAAAGACTATCAGGCTCTGCAGCGGGCTTATTTGGATTTTTTCAAATAAAGGGCGACCTCCAAGAAGCCGTAATAACCCTCTCACACATTACTCACTGGTCTTTGTCCGAGATTTTGGACTTGGACGAGGAAGATTTTGTCGGCTGGTATGAAAAAGCCGTTAAATTTTATGAAAGTATAAATAATGGCTGATACCAGAGCCGCAGTATCAATCTTAATCGGAGCCAAACTTGGCAGTACATTCAAAAATTCTTTTACCACTGCCGATAAACAGCTCTCCAAACTCGGAGCGACGATAAAGAGCGTAGAGGGAAAAGCGGCGCAAATTGAGGCCTACAAACAGCAATCCCGTGCTTTGAACCAAGTCGGACAGGCTTATAAAGAGGCACGGGAACGGCTGAACCGCCTCAAACAGGAGATGAATACAGTCGGAGCTCCGACTAAAAGCCTGTCTCAGGATATTAAAAAGGCTGAAAGAAACTTTGACAAGGCTAAAACAACCTTCCAAACGGTAGGACGTCAGACGCGTGACATGGGAATCGCGTTGCGGCAGGCTGGTATTGATACCCGGAATTTATCTGCAGAAACATCTTCGCTAAATCGATCCCTCAATACGCTTAGAAGACAGCAACAGCAAATTCAAAATATTGAAAATGCCAAGGCTGTCAATAAAACCAAGCGTGCCGACTTGCGCGGACAGATGTTCGATGCTGTGGCTTTAGGTTCTACTATGTATGGGGCTTTGAAACCGGCGGTTGATTTTGAATATGCTATGGCTAAAGTTGGCGCAATTACTAATGAAGCTGCCGACAGTGAGGGGTTCAAAAAATTATCCGATAAAGCCAGAGAGCTTGGCCGGACAACGCAATATACCTCGGCTCAAGCTGCGGAGGCCATGCAGTTTCTAGGTATGGCAGGTTTCAATACAGAACAGATCCTGAAAGCATCTCCGGCAGCACTTAATCTAGCAATTGCCGGAAATATGGATCTGGGCAGAACTGCAGATATTGCCTCCAATATCTTGACCGGATTCAATCTCAAAGCTGAAGAAACAACCAGAGTAGCTGATGTTTTAGCCCAAACTTCACGAACGACAAACGTGAATGTTGAAATGCTGGGAGAAACCATGAAATATGCTGCTCCGGCAGCGGCAGGCGGCACATTGGAAGAAACCGCAGCTCTGGCCGGCGTGCTCGGCGATGCAGGTATTCAGGCGACGATGTCAGGTACTATGCTCCGTGCCGCCTATCTGCGATTGGCGGCTCCGGTCGGCAAAGGGGCAAAAGCCTTAGAAAAAATGAGGAATGAACTCCATTTGACGGCAGAGGAAATGCCCGATGTCGCCAAACAAGCCGCTTTCACTCAAGCTCATTTGAAACAAATGGGCGTTAAAATCTTTGATGATAAGGGCAATATGCGCTCTATGATTGATATCTTCAAAGATATGGGGGCCGTTCTCAAAGATGCAAGCGATCAGGAAAAGCTGTCAACGGTCAAAGCGGTATTCGGCGACAGAGCTTCTGCCGGTGCATTGGCTATTTTTAACCATATTCAGACCGGACGTTTGGATGAGGTCCTGACTAAGGTTAAGAATGCCGATGGTGCAGCTCAGCAAATGGCTGAACGAATGCAAAATACAACAATCGGCGCATATAAAGAATTTTTATCTGCCGCTGAAAGCATTGCCATTTCATTCGGTTCTGTACTTTTGCCGCAGTTAGCGGAAATTATGCGATACGGCGCAGGCTGGGCAAATCAGCTTAGTACCCTGGCTGAACAGCATCCTCAGCTAAGCAAAGCTATTGGTTATACCGTTATAGGCTTAATCAGTCTTAAAATTTCTGCAATTGCAGTTGGATACGCCTTTACATTTGTGCGAGGGGCTTGGCTTTCCGCAGCAAGTGTCGCCCTTAAACTCAAGACATTTTTGGGATTTTTATGGACTCAAATGCTGAAAAACAAAGCCATTGCTTTGGCAAGCGGCTTCAAACAGTTTGGAATGACACTCTGGACACTGGTCAAAGGCGCTATTCCGGCGGCAGTTACGGGAGTTAAACTTTTGGGGCGGGCTTTACTTTTAAATCCGATTGGTTTGGCGATTACAGCAATAGCTGTCGGAGCTTTTCTTATTATTAAATATTGGGAGCCGATTAAGGCATTTTTTGTAAATCTCTGGGAAGGAATTTCTGCTGGAGCGCAGAAAGTATGGGAAAAAATCAAAAAAGTTACCGAGCCGATTGCCAAATTGAAACAGGCAGTCGGAAGCGTATGGAACAAGCTGTTTGGCAGTGATGATGACAAAAAGGCTGTCCCTGCGACAGCACGCCAGCCTGAAGTCGGTCAGGCCGTTGTTGCGGATGTCGGAAAAAATATCGATCCGCTCAACAGCAAGGTTAAGACGGCAATTGCCAACGACAATTCTGCCCGGACGACGGTTCATAACAATATCACAGTCAACGCGGCCAAAGGCATGGACGAAGCGATGTTGGCCAGAGAAGTCGGCCGCGTGATGGATGAGCGAGAACGCCAAATGGCAAGCAGAAAAAGGGCATTAAACTATGGTTAATGTAGATTTAAGCGTCGTCGGGGCAATTCTGAACGAAACCGGACGTCTGAAAACATCAATACCGATTGACAATATGATGCTGCTCGGAGCTTACCGGTTTTGCCTTAAAAATGCTTCGTATCAGACTTTGAAACGGCAAAATGAGTACAAATGGGCGGAATTGGAGCGTATTAACACCAATCCGTCTCTGCAGTTTACCGGGTTCGGCAGTGAGACAATCAGCTTGGACGGGATCATTTATCCGCAGCTTTTCGGCGGGCTCCGGCAGCTCAATCTGATGCGGACGTCGGCAATGCAAGGTAAACCGCTGATGCTGATTTCCGGCTACGGCTTTGCTTTTGGGCAATGGTGTATCACCTCCGTACAGGAGAATCAGACGATTTTCTTTAAAGACGGCACGCCGCGGCGGATTGACTTCACCATAAATCTGAAGAAGTACGGCGATGACAAGAAGCGTGGCATTATGGGAATTGTGCAAAAGGTCGGGAAATACTTATGATTATTTACAATACCAAAGACGGCGACGTTTTGGACGATATCTGCTACCGCTTTTACGGACATCTGGACGGCACGGTCGAAAAAGTGCTGGAAGCCAACGATTTTCTAGGATTTCAGCCGCCCGTGCTGCCGGCCGGACTGAAAATCCAGTTGCCGGAAATTAACGACAAAAAATCAACTCAAACTGTCAGGTTATGGTAATGCAGCCGGTTTTTAAAATTCTTGCCAATAATGATAATGTCACTGAACTGATTAAAGAACGGTTAATCCGGCTTTCAATCACAGATGAAATCGGCTTTGTGTCTGACGCGGCGACAATTGTCATAGACAATCATGACGATCAGGTGGAAGTTCCGGCACGCGGGGCTGAACTGGAAGTCTATCTCGGCTATGACGTGGATGCGCTGGTTAAAATGGGCAAATTTATGGTCGACGAAGTCGAACTTTCCGGGCCGCCGAACCAAATCAGCATTACGGCCCGCTCTTCTGACACTTTTGAGAAAAGTAATCTGGGAAGCATTGTCAGTCCTAAAAGCCGATCATGGCATGACATAACCTTCCCAGACATGGTGGCTGCCATAGCCAAAGAAAACAAACTGTCCCCTCTGGTCTCGCCAAGACTTGAGGGGATTATTGTTGACCATATTGACCAGACAGAGGAAAGCGACCTTGCATTTCTCAATCGTGTTGCGCAAACTGTTGACTCTTACGTTAAACCCGCAGACGGCAAGCTGATTGTCGCTCCGATCGGCACGGCGATTTCTCCGAAAAAGGAAGAAAAGCCGATGCCAACCACGGAACTGGACGTTACAGACATTAACAGCTGGCGGATAAGAATCGCCGAACGCAACAAAATCAACAGCGTCGAAGTTAAGTATCACGACAAGAAGAAGGGCATCCTTGACACGGTTCGCACAGGAAAAGGAAAGCCCTGCTTTTGTGTTCCGCATACCTATGCTTCGGCGACAACCGCGATGCGGATTGCCAAATCAAAACTGGCGGCGCTTATTCGCGGCATTTATGAGCTTGAGCTGACAGTTGTCGGAAATACGGCAATCTGTGCCGAAAGCATCATAAAAATCTCCAACCTGACCCAAGCAGCCAACCGCGAATGGATCATCAAATCGGCCACCCATGAGCTCTCCGGTTCGGGATACGTCACTCAAATCAACGCAATTATAAAGGATTAAACATGGATATTACAAATCTGGACGCCAATGTTTGGCAGTATTTCTTTGCCTTCATGGAACATAACAAAATCTTTACGCTTATCTTGGTTTTTATGGCCGCTGTTTTCTTGCTGCTTATCAAAAAAATCGTGAAAATCCCCTGTAACATTTTCACCGGCAAGATTGACAGCACCAAAATGATGCTCTCGGAATGGGAAAAGGATATTCTTATTTTTTCCGGAAACAAACATCATTTTGCCGATGATTACGCCAAAAACATCCTGTTCAACCGATTGGCAGAAAAAATTCTGCGCAGCTATTACCTTTGGAAAAAACAGGAATTGGATGACATTAAGCAGAAAAAGCTGTCTGTTGACACAGCTGCTTCGTCTGAATATCAGACATCCAAACTGGATGCTACCCGTCAAAAATGGCAGGCGGAATTTACGGCTTGGTGCAAATTCCAAGGAATCGCCAAAGATAAAATCAAACATATTATTCGGGCTTATAACAAGGTTTCGGCCGGAGATATTAAAGCTTTAACCTTTATGCTGACCCGGTTCAACGGCAACTACAATTACCTCAACCTCTGTATTTATGCGGTTTTGAACGCTATTGAGTTCGACCTGGAACAGGCTTCTGCCTCGTTTAACGGGGATTTGGCCGGTATCAAAATTGATGGATACACAATCAAAGGAGGTCATCATGGCACTGAGAAAAATTGATAAAATCATTGTTCATTGTGCAGATACTCCGGATGGTAAAGACTTTACCATTAAAGATATTGACCGCTGGCATAAGGAACGCGGCTGGCAATGCTGCGGATACCATCATGTCATCAGATTGGACGGAACGATTGAAAACGGACGTCCTCTGGCTCAGATCGGCGCTCATTGCAAAGGTTATAATGAAAACAGCATTGGCATTTGCCTGATTGGCCGCCGGGAGTTTACACCGGCCCAGCTGGTCTCGCTGAGAAACCTTATCGGCTCCTATCGGAAACTCTTCCCCGGTTCAGAAGTATTCGGACATTATGAGTTATGCCGGTATAAGTCTTGCCCCAACTTTAATGTAAAGGACTGGTACTATGGCGGAATTTTTAAACAAATTTAAGGCCTGGATTATTACCGGAGTTGGTCTTTTGCTTTACTGGCTGGGCCGAAAAGATGAAAAAATTAAACAAATCGACACTAAACAGAAAGGACAGCTCAATGCGATACATCAAGCGAACGTGGCTCGCAATACTCGTTTTGAGTCTGAGCGGATTAAGCGGCTGCACGACAAATATCGCCGACCTTGAATTCTGCCAGATCTATGAACCGATTTTTGCTGATTATGACCATGACACTCAGGAAACCATAGACCAGATTGACCGCAACAATCTGGTCTATGATGACCTTTGCACCTGAAAAAGCCCCCTGCTCTACGGAGTAGGGGGCTTTTTGTCGTTTAAATACTTTCTTTATTTAGATTGCTTTTCTGGTCAAATCCTGACTGGCGGCCAGAGAATACATATCACTGACATCCTCAGTCGGATTAGACAGGGTATCTGTCGAAGCCGAATTGCTGACGCTGAAGCTGTTCATCGCCTGTATCAGCTGATCAGCATTGCTGATATCAAGCGTGGAACCGTCATGGAACTCTATGGTTTCGACTTTGGAACTGTCATAACGGAAATGGTCATTTATCTGGATTCCCTTAACTTCATTGCCATTGATGGAGATTTTCAGGTCGTTGCCTATTTTCTCAAACGACAGGTCTCTTTGGCTGATACCTTCACCAAAGACAATCTTATCATTGCCTCCGGATTCAGTGATGGTATCGAAGCCATCACCTAAATTGTAAATATAGGTATCATCGCCGTTTCCTCCATTAAGAATATCATTGCCGATACCTCCAACAATTGTGTCATTACCTTCTCCGGCGTTGATAGTGTCATGACCGCCATTTCCGTAGATAACATCATTATATCCCGTACCATTAATGGTTTCGTCACCATTATTTTGGGTTAAGGTCAATCCCTGTGTTGACAGGTTAAACGTTGAACCGTCGGCAAATTGGAGCTTTTCAACCTGATTATTAACATTACTGTAAAAATTATTAATCAAAATACTTTGATAAGGATCATTATCAATCAAAATTTTCAGATTGTTTCCTTCTTGGGTAAAGGTTAAATCATCTTGGGTTATTCCTGCACCAAATTTGATTATATCATTACCTCGAGTTTCGTTGATTGTATCGGCGCCGTCTCCAAGATTATAGATATAAGTATCTCGTCCATAACCGCCGCTGAGCGTATCATCTCCGATCCCACCAACAATCGTATCATCACCATCACCAGCATCAATGGTGTCATTGCCACCTCTACCGTAGATGGTATCATCATTATCAGTCCCGTTGATGGTTTCTCCGCCATTATATTGTTCAAATGTCAGAGAATCATTAACTAAATCCAGTACCGAATTATCGGCAAACTGGAGCTGCTCAATGCGCGTATCGGCACCGGCGAACTGATTAACCAGCAGAAAACCTTGATCTACATTATTATTTATCAAGATACGGAGATTGTTTCCTTCTCTGATAAATCTGAGATTTTCAAGGGCAATTCCCGTTCCTAAAACAATTTTATCAGCTCCGGATGTTTCCGTAATCGTATCAAAGCCGTCACCCATATTATATATATAAGTGTCATCTCCGTTTCCGCCGTTCAGATTATCGTTGCCCAATCCTCCGGTAATGGTATCATCACCTTCACCGGCATTGACCGTATCATTGCCGGCAGCAGCATTAATCGTATCATTAAAATCCGTGCCGGAAATTGTCTCGTCAATATTGTTCTGATTAAGGGTAAATCCTTTATTAATCAGGCTTAATGTGCTTTCATCTGCAAACTCAATACTTTCGATTTTTGAGGTACCGGCAGCGAACTGATTTTTCAGTAAGAAACCCTGCAATTTGTCATTATTGATAATAATTCGCAAATCATTGCCTTCCCGGCTGAATGACAGCATATCTGCCGTGATGCCGGTACCGAGGACAATTTTGTCCGTCCCATCAGTGTCAGAAATTGTGTCAAAACCATCACCGAGATTATAAATATATGTATCATCACCAACACCACCGGCTAATGTATCGTTACCTTCGCCGCCAACCAATGTATCATTGCCGTTTCCAGCGTCAATAATATCGTTGCCTTTTCCTCCGTAAACTGTATCGTTTCCGGCCAAAGCATTAACTGTATCATTACCGTCGTTGGCATAGATAACATCATTAAAGTTGGTGCCATTAATGGTATCAAAAGTATCTCCCTGACTGAAAGTTAGGCCATTTTCGTTTAAGATATGCTGAGTTCCATCTTTAAATTTCAGGGTAAAGTTCTTATAGCTGTCATTGTTGAAGAACTTTGATAAGTTAAGACCTTCCGTAGGATTGTTATTGATTGTTATATAAAGATTTTCGCCAATCTTCGTGAAGGTTAAATCATCAAAATCAATGCCGTCTCCAAATTCAACCGAATTCTGTCCGGAATTATCTTCTATGGTATCAAAACCGTCACCACTGTTCCAGCGATATGTATCATTACCGGCTCCGCCATAGAGTGTGTCGTTTCCATGGCCGCCAATTAAGATATCTTTACCGCTTCCGCCAGACAAAGTATCTTTTCCATTATTACCATAAATAACATCATCATAGGATGTTCCAGTAATATTGTCATCGGTATCCCATTGATCTAAAGTCAAGCCTGCAGTAGCCAGATTTACAGAACTGTTATCGGCAAATTTAAGTGTTTCGATTTTGTTATCATCCGAAGCAAAGAAATTAACCAGTTTCATTCCTTGGGCAAGGTCATTATTGATAATCAGCCACAAATCATTGCCGTTTCTGCGGAATCTTAAATCATCCTTGGAAATTCCCTCGCCAAAGATAATTTGGTCTTTGCCGTTAGGATCTATAATTGTATCAAATCCATCACCGAGGTTGTAATAATAAGTATCCCGGTCATAACCTCCGGTTATTGTGTCATTACCTTGGCCTCCGGTAATATCATTATAACCGTCACCGGTATTGATAATATCATTTCCAATTCCTCCGGTTAATATATCATCATCAGCCGTGCCATTGAGAGTCAAATTTACTTCCGGCAACTGGGATAATGGTAAATCCGTTGACAAGGCCTGTGTTGTTCCATCGGCAAATTTGAGAGTAAAGTTTCGATATGAAGGTGAACCAAAGAAATTGCATATCTGCATTCCTTGGTTTCTGTCGCCATTTACAAAGATGTACAAATCATCTCCATTTGTCGAATCATTCTCACTGCTTCTTTCAAAAGTCAGGTTTTCTAAGCTTATTCCTTCGCCAAACTGAATAACATTAGTTCCAGAAGCATCACTGAGGTAATCAAAACCATCATCCTGATTCCAGATATAGATATCGTTACCATTTCCTCCCTTAAGAGTATCGTTGCCTTTACCGCCGATAAGAACATCATCTCCATTATTGCCGTTGATGGTATTATCTTGGCTATTGCCGGTAAGGATATCAGCGTAGCTATACCCATCTAATACAGTTTGTCCCTCAGGCAAAGCAAGAGTAAAGCCATTATCTTTAGGTACAAATGTTGAACCGTCTGAAAATTTGAGGGTAAAGTTTCGATATGAAGGTGAACCAAAGAAATTGCATATCTGCACTCCTTGGTTTCTGTCACCATTTACAAAGATGTACAAATCATTTCCATTTGTCGAATCGTTTTTGTTGCTTCTTTCAAAGGTTAGGTTTTCTAAGGCTATTCCCTCACCAAATTCGATAATATTATTTCCAGAACTATCACTGATATAATCAAAACCATCTCCAAAGTTCCAAACATAGGTATCATTATCATTTCCTCCCTTAAGGATATCATTGCCTCTGCCGCCAATAAGAATATCATTTCCGCTACTGCCATTTATGGTATTGTCTTGACTATTTCCAGTCAGAGTATCAGCATGGCTATACCCATCCAATACAATTTGTCCCTCTGGCAAAGCAAAATCAAAACCACTATCTTTAGGGATAAATGTTGATCCATCGGCGAATTGGAGGCTGAAGTTTTGATATACAGTGGAACCGAAGAAATTATATAAATTCATTCCCTGATTTCTATCTCCATTTACAAAAATGTATAAATCGTCCCCGTTTGTCGAATCATCTTTGTTACTCCGTTCAAAGGTCAGATTTTCTAAAGTTATCCCTTCACCAAACTGGATGATATTGTTCCCGGAACTATCACTGATATAATCAAAACCATCTCCAAAGTTCCAAACATAGGTATCATTATCATTTCCTCCCTTAAGAGTATCGTTGCCTTTACCACCAATAAGAACATCATCTCCATTATTGCCGTTGATGGTATTATTTTGGCTGTTGCCAGTTAATATATCATTATGATTAAAACCATTTAATGTTATTTGGCCTTCGGGTAAAGCAAAATCAAAGCCATTGTCTTTTGGGATAAATGTTGAACCATCAGTGAATTTGAGGGTAAAGTTTTGGTATGATGACGAACCGAAGAAATTGTATAAATTTATTCCCTGATTTCTATCTCCATTTACAAAAATGTACAAATCATCCCCGTTTGTCGAGGCATCTTTGTTACTCCGTTCAAAGGTCAGATTTTCTAAAGTTATCCCTTCACCAAACTGGATGATATTGTTCCCGGAACTATCTGTGATACGGTCAAAGCCATTTCCGAGATGCCAAATATAAGTATCATTACCATTACCTCCAGAAAGGTTGTCATTTCCTTTATCGCCAATTAAAATATCGTTGCCACTGCTACCATTTATAGTGTTATCTTGGTCGTTTCCAGCCAGTATATCATTATGGTTAAAATCATTTAATTTTATTTGGCCTTCCGGCAAAGTAAAATCAAAACCACTGTCTTTAGGGATAAATGTTGATCCATCGGCGAATTTGAGGCTGAAGTTTTGATATGCCGTAGAACCGAAGAAATTATATAAATTTATTCCCTGATTTCTATCTCCATTTACAAAAATGTATAAATCGTTCCCGTTTGTCGAATCGTTCTCATTACTCCGTTCAAAGGTCAGATTTTCTAAAGTTATCCCTTCACCAAATTGGATGATATTATTCCCAGCAGTATCAGTAACACGATCAAAACCGTCTCCAAAGTTCCAGATATAAGTATCATTGCCATTACCTCCAGAAAGGTTATCATTGCCTTTGCCACCAATTAATATGTCGTTACCACTTTCACCATTTATGGTATCATTTCCTCTGTTCCCATAAATAATATCGTCATATGATGTTCCGGAGACTTTATCATGTCCATCACTTTGCTGTAATGTTAAACCTGTAATTAAGTCGGTAATGGTTCCATCAATAAATTCTAGTTTTTCAACTTGATAATGTTCATTACTAAAAAAGTCTTGAATTATAATTCCCTGACTTATGTCATTGAACAAGGTTATAACTAAGTTATCGCCTTTTCTAGAGAAAATAGTATCTGAAGGGGTAATGCCTTCGCCAAATTTTATTTTATCATTCTTACCTTCTGTTGAGCTACCTTGGTAATCATAAATAGTATCCAGACCATCTCCGATATTGTAGATATAAGTATCATCCCCGGCACCACCTTCTAAGCGGTCATTTCCTGTACCGCCAATTAAAATGTCGTTACCGTTTTCTCCTTTTATGGTATCGAAACCAGCTCCACCGTAAATCGTATCATTACCATTTCCGGCATTAACGGTATCATTTCCACCATTGGCATAGATTGTATCACCAAAGTCTGTTCCGGTAATCGTTTCTCCTGTACTTAGTTGCTTCAGAGTTAAAGCAATTTCTGATAAATGAACTTGGGAGCCATCAATAAAAGTCAATTCTTCAATTTTGTAATTCAAATTGCTGGTAAGAAAATCTTGAATAATTATGCCCTGATTAGGATTATTTTTAATAAAAATCTTCAAATCACTGTTGTTTACACATTGAAATGCTAAATCGCTGAAAGAAATCCCATCACCAAAAGAAATTGTATCATTATTTCCGGCGTCATAAATGGTATCCAGACCATCTCCCAGGTTCCAGATATAAGTATCGTCGCCAGCACCACCGTTCAATTTATCATTACCGGCACCGCCATAAATAACATCATTACCGGCATTGGCATTAATAGTATCATCTCCTTTTTCACCACTTAAGAAATCGCCTCCAGATGTTCCGCTTATTTTATCATTGCCATTTGTTCCGCTGATAGTTACAAAACCGCCGACTGAAACAGGAGCAGCATTCCATGCAACCCGAACATGTTCATAATCCCAAACAGTTCCATCTGCAAACTCAATTGTATCAACCGTATTTGTTGTTGTTCCTGCTTCCAAGAAATAACCATAAACAGTTACGGTATCCGCGCCGTTGTGCAAACTGAGAATTAGATCATTTGCTCGTCTTAAAATTGTTACATCTGATGGACTGATTCCTTCGCCAAACAAAATTTTATCTGGGTTTGTCCCTTTTTCATCTGTGCTTGAATTATCAATAGAATCTTTCCCCCAAGATCCTTCAAAAAAGTAAGTATCAGAACCATTCCCTCCGACCAGATAATCATTTCCTGTGCCACCGATTAATGTATCGTTGCCATTTTCACCATATATTTTATCATTGCCGGCCAAGCCATTGATATAGTTATCGTCATCCGTACCATAAATAATATCACTTCCATTGCTGATTTTGTTTTCCAGCTTACCAAAATTTAAATAATATTCTTGTAAGTTATTAGTTTCAGTAGCTTGATTTTGAAAAGCGGTATTAATCGCATCAACCATCATATTTTGTTGTTCGATAATATCTTCCAAAAAATGTAAGGTAGCAATTGCGCTATCAAGATTTGTTTCTGCCAAACTATTTAAAATATTGACGGCGCCGGAAATATCAATATCCCAAACCTGAGTTTCTTCATTCCATGTCAGCTTGATATTTTCAAGGAGTGTTTTGCAATGTGTCTGAGCTTCTAATTCGTTAGAAACATATGCAGCTAAAATGTCATAACCCTGCAACAGATATTTTGCGGCCTGTTCATGTGGATTTTGATCTTCACGTCCAAACCAATAACGATTAGAATATTTTTCTCCGAGAAATCGTTCTAATGCTTCTAGGTAACGGGCATCTTCAAGTGGATTATTACCATCGGCGAAATAACTTGGTTTACGGCTAAGTGGATCAATATCTTGAACTCCTGTCCAGTGGAAAATGATTTTGTCAATCATTCCCTTACGGACTGCTGCATTCGTTTCTGTCATGTATTGTTCAATTAGGGCTTTTAATTCTCCACTTTCATCCTGAGCCATGGCTTCTTGCAAAGAACAGACATTACCGAATCCTGAAATGTTGGGCATATCTTTAATATTATCCGGAATTGTTATTTCTACTTTATTTACTGTATCTGCATAGTCAGCATCAAACCAAACATCATGAATCGAACCAGTTGTTCCATCTGCTTTGATAAATGTTCCGGTTTGGTTGTGCTGATTACCATTTTCATCAGTAGTTGTCGAATCTTGGTAATCCAAATTAATACCACTGACACCTGCTTGCGTTAGAGTCAGCAATTCGCCTTCATCAACAATGCCGTTCCCGTTGGAATCTTTCCATACTTTTACATCGTCCCATGCCGTATCGGAACTGTTAAAAACACCATCATTGTTGGAATCCAAATCAGCCAACGCTTCAAAACCGTTAGCAGCTTTTTCTCCAGACGAAAGAACGGAGTTATTACCAAACAACTCCGTTCCATTATCAATCTGTCCATTTCCATTTATATCTCTAACCAGCAATCCATCATCCTTACCAACCCAGCCGGTACTTTCAGCAAAGCCATTATTATCATGATCGAAATGGACTGTAGAATTTTCTTTATTAGTCTCAACAGTACCATCTCCATCTAAGTCAATTACCAGCGGTGATGCTTGCTCTCCGGCAGAAGAAAACTTGTCATACATATCCTTTCTACAGTTTGGTTTAAAAAAGCTATTAAAGTAATTTTCTGCTTTGTCATACATTCCCATATACCATTCATGTACAGCTATAACTAATTTACTCCATAAAGCTGTATCATTTAATGCAGCTGTTGCTGCCGGTGCAGCTCTAATTATTTTTAGTCCAGCGCCAATTATATATTTTCCTCTATCTATATCTTCTTGACTTATTTCATCTGAAGAATCTTTAAGGAGAGCTACACTTAAATTTTTTTCATTTAACTCTGCAACTTTCCAATTAGCTGTTATATATTTGCAAATATCAGAAAAATAACTATTATATCCTAACTCAGAAATAATTCTGTACCTTATGTTTTCTATAGTTACTAAATTTTGTTCATTAGACAGAGATCTTATAAAAATTAAAAAATCATTGTTTTGTGGTTCTTGCTGTATTAGTGTATACATTCCATTTATAAATTCATCTGATACGAATCTGTCTATAAATCCTTTATCTAAATTATATGAATTTAAAATGTCCTCTATTTGTGATTTAATTTCATCTTTGTTCATATCTATATCCTCCATTAATATTCATGTTCTGATTTTTTGATTCCATTCAATGAATCGACCATCCTCATCCCTGTAACATCTTTATAAAAGGCTCCCAAATTATTCTTAATATTAATATCGGCACCTGCTTTTATTAATAATTCAACAGATACTTTATTTTTAAAACCATAAGCTGTAAATAAAGGAGTATTTCCCGTTTCATCCTTCTGATTTACATTTGCACCTTTGGTTATTAAATACTTTAGAGGTTCTAATGTTATTTCTTCAGGATTCATTGCCGCAATATGTAGTGGTGACATTTTATGTCCATCGTCATTATTCCCATTTATTTTGGCTCCGTTATCGGCTAAATAACTTACAATCTCCATATAATATGGTACTAACTGTTTATTCATTACTTTGTATGCTGATTTAACATCTTTCTCTATTTTTTTTCTATCTTCGTTTGTGATCTCTTTACAAGGTTTAGAGATTATACCTAATAAATTACATTGTACTGCTCCTGAATCTATATAATCATTTGTCACTTTTATTATTTCTTTTTCTGTATTTTGCATTTGTAAAGGAAGACTTACTGCCCAATTTAAAGCAGACATAGATATATTTGGACAAGCCTGTTGGTTTACATTCGCTCCTGCATTTACTAAAATTTTTACTTTTTCAATCGCATAGGAAGGATAGTCCGCAGCATGTTCTCCCTTCGCGGCACTTTTAATTGCGGTATTTAGTAATGTATTACAATGATATGTCCTGTTAATGTCATATCCATTATTAACTAACCGTTGTACTTCAGCAGGAGTGCCATGCAGCACAATCTCATGAGCCTGTTCATCGCTGATTTGAGATGCTGTATTTTGCGCTTGAACTTTATTAACACTGAAAAGAATTATGGCCATAATTAATAATTTTGTTATTTTCATTTTTCCTCCAAATTAAAAACTTTTATTTATATAACAAAACCTTTGTCTGATAAGCAGGCAAAGGTTTGCTGATGTTAAAAAAATCTGAAAAGCAGCCGAAATGAACGAAACACCTGAAACAATGTCCGATGGAGGTAGTCCATGGAGATAGCCATTAATCGGCCGTTCCGTATAATAGTTCATTACGCCCTCTCTCATTAAGAGTAATTTTGTTATTAGTTTCACTCTATAATTTTAATTATGCAAGAAAATTATTTTTTTGTTCTGTTAATGTCTTGTCATGTTTCTTCTTAAACCATTAGTAGTACTTGTTTTGAGCCTGTGGATAAAACTTTTGATTATTCTTATACGACAATTCTTTGTCAACAGGTATAAATTTTTGTTTTATTTCTTGCATGGAATTTGTCACTTTCAGTTTCTTTTTAGACTTCAGATTATCCGGTTATCAAGAAAAACTTGATAACCGGATAATGCTTGTTTGATTATATTGCTTTTCTGGTCAAATCCTGACTGGCTGCCAGAGAGTACATATCGCTGACATTTTCAGTCGGATTAGACAAGGCATCTGTTGAAGCCGAATTGCTGATGCTAAAGCTGTTCATCGCCTGTATCAGCTGATCAGCATTGCTGATATTCAGCGTACTGCCGTCATAGAATTCGATAGTCTCAATTTTGGAGGCATCATTCTGAAAATAATTATTAATCTGAATTCCTTTGTCATCCTTACCATTGACAGAAATCTTCAAATCGTTACCGATCTGTTCAAATGACAAATCACTTTGACTGATACCTTCACCAAAGACAATTTTATCATCGCCTCCGGTATCAGTAATGGTATCAAAGCCATCACCGAGATTGTAAACGTAGGTATCATCGCCGTTTCCTCCATTCAGGATATCATTGCCGATGCCTCCGACAATCGTGTCATTGCCTTCACCGGCGTTGATGGTATCATGACCGCCGTTTCCGTAAATGACATCATTATAGGACGTTCCGTTGACTGTGTCGTCAGCATCGGTTTGTTGCAGTGTTATTCCCTGTGTTGACAGGTTAAACGTTGAACCATCAGCAAATTGGAGCGTTTCTACTTGATAATTAGTTCCCGAATAGAAGTCTTTGACTGTTACTCCTTGAGAAACATCATTATTTATTAAAATGTCCAAATCTGAACCATCTTGTCGGAAAGAAAGGTTATTTATGGAGATACCTTCACCAAAAATGATTTTATCATTTCCTCTAGTTTCGGTAATTGTATCATAACCGTCACCCAGATTGTAGTAATAACTGTCTCTGCCATTACCTCCATTCAAGGCGTCATTGCCTTTTCCTCCATAGATACTGTCATTACCATCTCCGGCATTAACGGTGTCATTACCATTTCCGGCGATGATGGTATCATCGTTATAAGTTCCGTTTATAGTATCATCTGTTGCACCATAAGCCATATTTAAGCCTAAATCTGGAAGGTATATAGATGTTCCGTCACTAAATTTGAGGTACTCTATTTTGTATAAATCATTTTCATTTAAGAAATTATTGATTTGTACACCTTGGTTTTTGTCGCCATTAACGGTAATCAACAGATTATTGCCTAACATATTAAAATCTAAATCATTGAAACTTATACCGTTACCAAAGAGTAATGTATTTTGACCGGCATCATCTTCTATGGTATCAAGATCATCGCCGAGATTCCATACATATGTATCGTTTCCGTAACCTCCTTTTAATGTATCACATCCTTGGCCACCATAGATTATATCATCCCCGTTGCCGCCATCAATGTTATCGTTTCCAGCATTGCCGTAGATAATATCATTGCCATCTCCTGCCGTTATGGTGTCATCATTATTGTTCCCTGTTATAGAATCATCATAGATCGTTCCATTGACCGTCCCATCTCCTTTTAATATTAACGCATTTTTGCTCAGATCAAAGAGGTTCCCGTTGCTGAATTCCAAGGTTTCAATACGGTTACTATTTCCTGAAGCAAAATAATTTTTGATCAAAAGTCCTTGGTTGGGCATATTCTGAACATTAATGTATAAGTCTGAATTCGTTTGACTAAATGAAAGGTCATCATATGAAATGCCCTCGCCAAACACAATTTTATCTGTTCCTTGCGAATCTGTTATTGTATCCATACCGTCACCAAGGTTCCAGATATAAGTGTCATTTCCGGCACCTCCGTCGATTGTATCATCTCCTGTTCCGCCAGAGATGATATCCGCACCATCTCCGCCAGACATGGTATCTTCTCCGATCCCACCTGAAAGAGTATCATCACCATTACCTCCGTTAATGGTGTCGTTTCCATCTCCTCCGGTTATTGTATCGTTATATATTGTACCATCAATGGATTCGCCGGTATCACCTAGCTTGATATCTAAAGACTGACTTAGATTTATGGATGAGCCGTCTGTAAATTCCAGGAGTTCAATATTGTAACTACCTTCAAAATATCTGTTTATTATTATTCCTTCTTGATGGTTATCATTGATAAATATAAGTAAATTGTTTCCTTGTTTGAAAAATGATAAATTGGCAGATGTAATACCTTCTCCGAATTTGATTTTATCAAATCCACTGGAATCCGTTATTGTATCCATACCATCACCAAGGTTCCAAATGTAAGTATCATTTCCGGCTTCACCGTTAATGATATCATTTCCAGAGCCACCAGTTATGATATCATTTCCGTTTCCGGAAGAAATTTCATCATCTCCGGCTCCACCATGAATAATATCATCACCCCCATAGGTCGTAATGGTGTCATCTCCGCCTTGAGCATCTATTATATTATCACCAATATTACCGGTAATTGTTTCAGCGCGGTTATCATAGGTGAGAGTAATGTTATTTTCTCTAAAATCAAATTTGCTACCATCGGAAAATTCAAAAATAGTGATGGGATGGTAATTGTTATTGATATTATTTGAAGAAAAGTGATCTTGGATAATAATCCCTTGGGAAATATCATTTTTCACAATCAGTCTCAGATTATTACCGTCTTGTTTAAATGTTAAATCGTCAAACGAAATATTTTCTCCAAATTTGATAGTATTTAATCCGGCTGTATCTCGAATTGTATCGATATCATCACCTAAATTCCATATATAGGTATCATTTCCGACGTCGCCATCAAGAGTATCATTGCCTTTGCCTCCATTCAGTATATCATCTCCTGATGAACCATTCAGGTTATTTTCCCCAATATTTCCTATTAATGTATCGTCTTCAACAGTACCTGTAATTGAACCATCCAATTCATTTGTTTTCAAAATTAAACCTGTAGTTAGGCGCAATGTTGAATTGTCGGCAAATTTTATATTCTCTATTCGGTTATCATTATTTCTAAAGAAATCTATGATTTCAATACCTTGTGAGAAATCGTCGTTGATTGAGATTATCAGATTATCATTTTTTCTGTAAAAAGAAATGTTTTCCTTACTTATTCCGTCCCCAAAGATGATTTGGTCGCGTCCTCCTAAATCTGTAATCTTATCATAACCGTCGCCTAGGTTGTAATAGAAAGTATCCCGGTCATATCCGGCAGAGATAATATCGTTTCCTTTGCCGCCCGTAATATCATTATAACCATCCTCGGCATTAATTGTATCATCTCCGTCACTGCCGATTAAAATATCATCATCACTTGTACCGGAGATTGTCTGTCCGGCGTTTTCGCTTGGTTCTTCTGGTTCAACTATAGAAACAGATGAAGTTTCTACAATAGTCCCATCGGCAAACTCTAACTTTTCAACCTGAGAATAGCCTGAGTAGTAATTTTGAATTGTAATTCCCTGAGTTTTGTCATTATTAACATAAATCACTAAATCATTACCATCTCTTTCAAATAACAAATCCTCAAAGGAAATACCTTCGCCAAATTTAATGGTGTCATTATCCGTGTTTCCGCCATTGTAATCATAGATCGTGTCAAAACCGTCTCCTAAGTTCCAGATGTAGGTATCGTCTCCATAACTGCCTTCCAAACGGTCATTCCCTTTGCCGCCGATAAGCGTGTCGTTGCCGCTATTGCCTTTTAATGTGTCATTACCAGCTCCGCCATCAATGACATCATCCCCGTCATTACCAGTAAGCGTGTCACCAAAGTTCCCTCCGATTAAGATATCGTTATTGTCCGTTCCGGTAATGTTTTGTGCTGCCAAGGCATCAGACCTATCTATGGTTACGGCAACGGTTGACGTTTCTACAATAGTTCCGTCGGCAAATTTTAACTTTTCAACCTGAGAATAGCTTGAGTAGTAATCTTGTATTTTAATTCCCTGCGTCTTATCATTATTAACATAGATGATTAAGCTATTGCCATCTCTTTCAAATGACAAGTCCTCAAAGGAAATACCTTCGCCAAATTTAATGGTGTCATTATCCGTGTTTCCGCCATTGTAATCATAGATCGTGTCAAAACCGTCTCCTAAGTTCCAGATGTAGGTATCATCTCCGTAACTGCCTTCTAGGCGATCGTTCCCTTTGCCGCCGATAAGCGTATCATTGCCGCTATTGCCTTTTAATGTGTCGTTACCAGCTCCGCCATTAATGACATCATTCCCGTCATTACCAGTAAGCATGTCACCAAAGTTCCCTCCGGTTAGGGTATCGTTATTGTCCGTCCCGGTAATATCTTGTGCAGCCAAGGCATCGGATCTGTCTGTGGTAACAGCAATGGTTGACGTTTCTACAATAGTTCCGTCGGCAAATTTTAACTTTTCAACCTGAGAATAGCTTGAGTAGTAATCTTGTATTTTAATTCCCTG